TCCTAGTCGTCATGAACACCCGAATCGGCATGTCTGCTGACATCTCCCTCATCTCCTGCTCCAGCATCCTCTGGAAGTTGTTGCCCTCAAGCTCTATCAGCTCGGGGCTGAACTTGTTGTTGAGCAGGACCATCATCCTCTTCTGGGCCATGGATGACATACCGCGCTCGTGCACGACATGCACTATCTCCTTGATGTCCTCATCGGGCTTTATCCTCATGACTGTCATGGCAGTGAAGTCTGCGTTCTTGTCGGATGCGATAGCGGGGTCATGGCCTATGAAGTGCTGACCGAAGACGCCATCGGCCTGCCCCTCCTCGTTGTAGAACGTTTCAGCCCTGTCAATCAGAACCAGATTCGGGTCACGTGCCCTCTCCAGTATGTCCATCGGGAACATGCTCGCTACGTCATGTATGGGCTCGCATAGGTACTCACGGGTGAACTGTATGGCTGGCATGGACATTCGCCTCTCCTCCAGTGCCTCCTTGTTCCACCTCTCGGGCCACAGCGCGTTGCCCTCCGCATCCATGGCTGGGTAGGTCTCCACCCTGAAGGTCTCCTTCTGCTCAAGTTCCGCATACAAGTCGTTGTAGCTGAATGGCGTACCGACCATCATCAGCTTGCTGGTGTGATGGAGGACGGGAAGTAGGACACCGTAGAACCAATCGGCTGTCTTAGCAAGCTCCGTTGCGGTAGTGCCCCATAGGATATCGTCACAAACGACGACGTCTGGATGGAAACCACGGGTAGCACCGCCCACCGACTTGGCCATCATACGACTTCCGTTGGAGAACTCGAAGTAGGACTTGGCCCATGGTTTGCCCTGTGGTTTCAGATGGGAGAGCACTTCGTTGCTCTCTATGTTGTTGCGTATGAAGCGCATGTGCTCGAGCGTCTGCTCCAGCGAGTGGGAGAAAATCATGACATGGGTACCGGGTCTGAATGCGGCTAGCCACAGTGCGTAGGTCATGAAAAACACGGATTTGCCGTGGTCACGAGAAGCCTTTACGCAGTAGTACTGCGACTCCTCCAAGCCATTGTGCCAAGACTGGTGGTGTCCGCTGTAGAGGAAGCCTAGTATATCGACGAAGAAGTACTTGAATGACTTCCTGCACATCTCCCTGTCAGTGTTGAGGATGAATTCCTTCATGTCCTCATTGGACTTCATCCGAACCTCTCCATTATCCTATCCATAGTTTCGTCTGGAACTGGGTCACCGAAGTCACTCTGAATTCTACTCATCGGGTCCCCTGTTACTTTCACAGGTTTTCTCACAGTGGGAGACGCTACTTGAGTTTGGTCGAAGGTAGAGATGCCTTGCGGTGAGGGTAGCATCTGTGCATTTGGCTCATCTAATGTATGCTCAGTCTCAGTGAATTCAACATCAATGGGCTCGTTCCCTCTCCCTCTTGGGTCTGCTATGGATGTGTCACCAAGAGGCATCATAGCAGTGGTGTTACTCATTCCCATTCCTCTTCCTCTTCTCACCCCGAGCCTTGCTCCCAAAGTGGTAGAATACGGTTGTGCCGTTCGTCCCCCAGTGTAAGCGGCAGTGCCTATGCTGGATGCTCCGCTCAAGTCGAGCGGTTGACCGCTTGAAGTCAAATTGTAAAGTGCGCTAAGACCTCCTAATCCAGCACCAGCAACCATTCCCGCCGTGCCTAATCTTCTAGCTAGCTTTTCGGCATACTCAGCCTGCTCTCTAGTCGGACTCTCTTCTCTGTTCAATGCTCCGGGCGATATTTGTCTCACATTGCCCTCTTTGTCAGGCTGGGTGAATTTTCCATAAACCGCTTCTTCAGGAGTAACCCATGATGGTAAGTTATACATGATGTTTCCAAAACCGCTTCCACTACCCATCATCATACTAGTAGGTTGAACATCCTGCTTCCTGACTAGAATCCTGCTCATAGCATCCCTCCGAAAGCGACCTTGACGACCTTTACGACGGAGTCGTCATAGCCATAGGTTTTGGATATTCTGTGCCAGTCCCCCTTGCTGTGTAGTATGGTCCTGACATCCAAGGAGGTGAGTCCCATCATCTTGGCGATGTGGTTTATGTCGTAGACCGAGTCAGCGTTGAATGCGCTGTTCGGGACCTGCTTCATGATGGCACCATCGAGCCTAGCCTCCTCTAGCTGTAGTAGCTCTAGCACCCTAGCGACGTTGTCCGACTTTGCGAAGTCAACCAGTCTGGTCTGGTACGGGTCGCCCATCAACTGCCTGAACTGGCGTAGCCTAGCCTCCTGTTGGTCCTGTGGCACGTTAGCCAGTGACTCACGCTGAGGGTAGTACTCCCTGACCTGCTCCAAGGGAGCTTGACGGAACCTCGCTCTCGCTTGTTGCTGGGGGTTGAGTCCCGGTGTCATTGGGTCGACTACAGTAGGTGACGGTCGCACTGCCACTCTTCTCGCATCGGGTTGTGGAGGGGGAATCTGTGGAGGAGGTGTGGGTGAAGGCATTTGTGGGGGAGGCGTAGGTGGAGGGGTTCGTGGAGAAGGAGGGGGTGTCTCTCCAGTCACACTTGGGTGGAGGGGTGCCCCTGAGACCCCCTTGGGCGTGCCCGACATGCCAGTGTCACTCGTACTCTCACCGACTGGTGTTATGGGCTCCATCCGGTCGGAGTAAGGTATGTGGTCAGGAACCCCGAGTTGGGAGAGGTCCTCATGCGTGCCCCCCTGTATGACGTGGTCTATCAGGGGGCTGATTTCCTTCATTTCCTCTTCGCTGGGTAGCTCCTTCAGCTCATGCCCGTAAGCCGTGGTATGCAGGGCGAAGAGCTGATTCATGATGCTGGCTATCCTAGGGGCATCGGCCCTAGTCTCCGGGGTGTCATGGAGTGCGAGGCCAGCTTCCCTCACTTCCTCTGGTGTGGGCATGTCCTCAACGTGACTGATTCCCAAGTCATGTGCTAGGAGGGCATTGCTGAAGGAGTCCTTGGCTCTCCTGTGATGAGCTTGGTCCTTGTTACGTTGAAAACTCTTGAAATTCTCTATTCTCTTGGAGTGGCCCATGAAGAGGTCTAGCCCCCTGCCTTCGGTAGCGTCGTCTCCGTATCTTCGACCGAAGAAGTGAGTGAGGTTGCCAGAGGTGTTGGCCCTTCTGGTCTTCTTCTTGTCCTCATCGAACGAGGGCATTCTGCTCTCACCGTACACGTGGTTCAGACTGGGGTATCTGGATAACTGCTCCCCTAGCTCCCTTATTCCCTCCTCGCTGGTGAAGTAGGACTTCAAGGGCCTTCCATTAACCTCTCCCTTTAGCTTCGATACCATTTTCTTAGCTCCCTCGCTGTCGACCACTAGGTTGTTGGCTATCGCCTCCCTGTCATATCCCAGCGTCATGAGCATCTGGTGGAC